TTATAAAGTTGCCATTCTGGTTTAGACATATTTTAAATAACCACTGTAAGTTTTTCTGCTGCACGAGTAACGGCGGTGTATAGCCATCGGTGAGAATCGTCTCTGAAAACACCCGATTCATCATGGACGATTACGTGATCCCATTGACTTCCCTGCGAAATATGGGCTGTGATACACCATCCCCAATCCACGTGGTGATGCTTTTTCTTAGCTTCAAATACGCTTCTTTTATCTCCGGTAAAGCCACCAGACTGCTTCAAATAGTGTTCTTCGAACAAGGCTTGAACCGTAGTAAGATGACGTTTAACCCCATCCTCGTCAGTGGCTTGCAGAGCAAAAGTCACGCCGCCGTCTACTAGTTCGTAATCCCTGTCACAGGTTAAAAAGGTTCCATTGACAAGATCAAGCGCAGTTCTGGAATTTTTGCGGCATAATAATGGTTCGCCTTCCATGATACCGACAAGATCGTAACCAGCAGATTTTCTAATCTTCTGAGTCAAGCTCCAACGTTTTTTATTTGTACCACAAATAATTTGAGGAGTAAGGTCCATGTTTAGCGTCTCATCATCCTCTTTTCTGCGAATGATTTTGACCGTATCTCCCCATGTACCAACTTCAATATCGCCGCCTTTTCTGATAAAATCAGCTAGAGCAATGATAGGATTTCCAGCTGCTTGACGATGAATTTCTGTAAGTAGCGCATCTGGTGTGCCTCCACAAAAGCCCCATGCTCCCATTACAGGTGGAAGCTGTCCCGGATCGCCTATAGCGATAACAGGAATGCCAAATGACTTAATATCAGCGGCCATATCTTCATTAATCATTGACGATTCATCAGTCACAATTAGACTCATAGTTCTAATAGGACTTTCGGCATTCAATTGCCACGTCGGACCATCAGTGCTGATATATGCCTTATCCAGATCGTGATTGAGCTGCTTCAGCATCTTCTGGGCATCTTTCAATTGGTAACGATTACCTTCAAAAAATACATCAGGAGCTTTAAATTCCGAAGCCGCGTGTAGCGCCTTGCCCAAATCTTCAACCTTGTGCTGCAAGACTTCGGCCTTCAATGATTTAGGTCTATAGATGGATGAGTGGATAGTTTTAGCTACAGCGTCTAGGCCCATGGCACGAAGCTTACCGGTAAGAACTTTGCTGGCTTTCCCACTCGGAGCCATAAAGGCTACTTCTGAAGCGGATAGACCACAGGCATCAATGATGTGAGGCACGACGGTTGTCTTGCCCGTGCCTGCCGAACCAGCGAACCAAAAGTGTCCCGGCTCTTGTTGCCCAACGGCTTGCTTGTACCAAACGCCAGCTTTTTTGACTTCTTTGAATTGGGAGTCAGTCAAAGTAATTGACATATTTAAATCCTTTAAGAAATTTAGAGGCCCAATAAAGGGCCTCTAAATGTCGGGTATATCTTTTACAGGAAATTATTTATGCAAATCGGCGGCGACGGCGACCACCTTCAGCTGGAACATCTTCGGCAGGAGTTTCGTCTTCTGATTCAACTTCAGCTGCTTTAACTTCCGTCTTAGTGGCCTTAGTTACCTTCTTAGTTTCCTTAGCTGGAGCTTCTTCAGCTTCATAGTTCTCAGGATCGTCCTCACCTCCGAACTTTTCTTCAAGCTCTTCTTCACTGATCCAGTCAACGATGGAGAATTTCGGTGCGTAGGCCTTATCCTTCTTTTTTCCGTTTTTCGGGGTGAACTCGGTTGCATCAAACTCAACGATTGGATGCATTTCTGCTCCGTCTTCGCCAATGTTCTGGCCCTTTTGAATAGCCTTGCCGTATTGTGACAGAAGATTCCCGAAGGCGCGGAGACCAGACTTAGAGCCGTTCTTGAATAGGAGGCGTTCGCCGCTTTCCATTTCGCCAACTTCAAAGCTGAACTGTTCAGACCAACCATCATCATCGTCTTCTAGCGGGCCGGGATCTTCAAGGTTTGACTTAAGGGGAGGAGTGCCCTCAAGAATCTTAACCATTTCTTCACCTTCAACGGAACCGTCGATCCAAAGAATCCAACCGCGAGCCGCTGACGACATATTTACTGCGCCTTGCCATTTTGGATCAAGTTCTTCCTTGTCAGCGCCGTAGGTGTAGTCCCCTGTCTTGCCACTGAAGCCTGCAAAAGTTAGACCATCATTGTTGCCACCTAGTGCACCAGCGGCTTGAAGGAATGGATTTCCAGAAGCGGCAGGAGTTGCTACAGCATTGTTATTACGTGTTACTAGTTCATTTGCCATTTTTATTGTTTTCTCTTTTTACGTTTCTTTGTTTTAAGTTTGTGTCGTCACGTGTTGGGAATCAATAAGTCTAACGACGATTAACTTACTGTTTCATGCTTAAGTATTTATTGAGGAGAGCTTGTTTTTCTTCCTTTGAGAGCTTTAAAATATCAGCCACACTAATTCCATTAAGAGTAGGTTCGTCCTCTTTTAAAATTACAAGCAGTTCTTTAAAGACTTCAGAAGCTAAGCTTTTAATAGCTGGTGCTGCTGTTTCACTACCGGCAATCCTTCCTAAAAGAGATTTAAGATTGTGCTCAAAACTGTTAGTAATAAAAATTTCTTTAGTCATATCAATTACTTCTACCTTATTGGTTCTAACTTTATCTAAAGACTTAAATAGTTGTAGTCTTTAGATTTTTGAAATTTGTCATATCCATAAATCCCTGAATAAATTTCGTAACTTCAGAAAAGTCTTCTGACTTAAACAAATCCTCAACAAAACATTTTGTTTGATTCTTCATATGAGTTTTGATTTTGTCTTCGCCCCAATTATTAACTAGGCCGTTACAAATCTCTATTGAAAAAGTTTCAATTCCATTTACTGATTCTGCCAGTTCAGCGATGATTTTAACCTTAGTTCCTGTATTTTCAGCTTTAATTCCTGATAACATTAATTGTTTTCTCTTTGTGTTCTTGGTTCGGTGTCTCTACCGTGTTTTTATTTTATAAAAGCTCTAGAGACTATTAAGCTTTTAATTAGTAATTTCAATCACTTAACCTTCTTAGTTGTTACGCGGAGCACCTCGAAGCCCTCGCCAACCTTCTCATATTTAGTCAAATCGATACCATCGTCTTCCATCGCTTCGCGATCCAAACCGGTACGACCCTTTTGTGTCGAGTAAGTAACGTTCCATTCACCGTCTGTGGCTTTGAGATTCCTAGTGCCAAGCTTCTTAAGGAATTCTTTCATTTCGAGACGAATGCGTTCCACATCCATTTCAGCCAGCTTCTGGCGTTCTTTAGCTTCTTGTTCACCAAAAACCATTTTAGCCATGGCTTGACGATCTTTGTCAGACGTGGTTTTGTCAAAGCTCTCAGTAGGAACAGCGGCTAGATTGATACCGTTACAACGACTAGAGAAGGGACAGAATTTACAAGCCCCAGTGACTTTACCTTCGGCGGCTAGGTCTTCCGGCTTTTTAGCGCTAAACACTTTCTTGGCTCGAACCTTAGCTGCTTCGTAAGTCTTCTCATCAAAACGCACCACGAAAGGTGTGATGTTATCGAGGAAAGAAGCATCTACGTAAAGGATAACGGCGTAACGAGGTTTAAAATCAGTTTGATCTCTAATTAGACCCATCTGAATATTGACCTGACCTCTATGGATCGCCTTTTCTTCAGTGAGTGAGACACGTGGATCGATTGACTTTACTTCAACAGTGACGCAATCTGATTCAATGTCATCAATTCCGTAGAGGCTTAGAGCATTGCTTGGGAGACCAGCGATTAGACCGTCTGGCGTAGCGCTTAGTCGTGTTTCTTCATCTAGGAATGTGGTCTGATCAGCTTGACCCGCGCCAATTAGATCAAGCCCTTCAGGCAAACCAATTTCAAGTGCGGGGACGACGTAGTAATCCTCGATCAGGTTCCCACGTTCCATCGCTCCCCAAGATTGATCGAAATCTGGATCAGCTTCGAAGCCGAACTTCTTGAAATAAGCCTTCCTGAGACAATCAAATGCTTCAGACGCGCCCATAGAGAGATTACGGTCATACATCCACTTTTTCTGCTTAGCATCTGATGCAATGTATTTATTAAAAATCTTATCAAAGTCTAGGATTTTAGATTCTGTTTCAACCATTTCTACTGCCACTTCAATTCATGAATTTCAAAATTTTCAACTAAACTTCTATAAACTCTAGCCGTCATTGTCACATCAACCATTGCATCGTGAGCCCCAACCACATCTTCCTTGAAGAAATACTGAGCGCATTCCTGAAGACTTGGCCACTTGTATCCATTCTTTTTAAATGGAGAGGGAAGACGAAGGATTTTAGTCGTAGCTTCCTTGGTGCAACGAATAGCTTTGCCAGCAAAGATATCAGTTTGAATCTTTGCGTTATACGCGGCGTGCTTCATGACTTTAACGTCGAACGCGGTGTTATGGCAAACCACGGCATCTGCAATATCAACGAAATCACAAAACATTTCCATTACGTTTTCGTTTGAGACGCCAAATGTCTCAGCAGTTTCAAATGAAATGCCGTGGGCCTCAAATGCTTTTTCGTGGATCGGAGCTAGTGGTACAACTAAGGTCTTTAACGCATTGATTTCGTTATGTTCTGCATCGAATAGCAGGCAACCAAGTTGGACTAGTTTAGGTTGAGACGGGTCGGTATGTGGAAGTTTCCATTCCACCATTCCAGTCGTTTCGGTGTCGAATACCAAATACTTCATCTTTACTCTCCGCGCATATTGCGAAGAATCTTAGAAGCCTCTTCTTCCGTGATTAGGCCAGCATCTTGATCTTCAATTATTTTAAGGATTGCTTCACCCTGTTCGTCTGATTTTGCCTGAGCTTCCAAAAGAGCTAGATACATTGGCAAGAATTCAGCGACGAAAAGCATTAAACCATTTTTAATGGCGGTACGGGTGAGGATGTAATATGTGTAAGCTAAAAAAATTGAACCGACGAAATAGATAATAATTTGAATCATTTTTAATTTTCTAAGTTTGTTATTATGTTGTGGATACTACCACAAAGTTTTTAGAAAGTCAAGCATTATTTTTCAAAATCGTTGAGAAATAAACAGAGTAATTTTAAAGAGTGCAATATAATTTTAGGTGTTAGGCGCTCCATGTGGTTTAGTGCGTCTCCGCCCAATTTAAGCCAGATTTAGTGTCAGCTTCTGTCTTAATTTTAAACTTAAAGAAGTCGCCCGCGTCTAGCGCGGCTTGCCTCGCCAATGATTCTGATTCTGCCATAATCTCAGCCAGAACAGCGACTTGAATCTCATCATGCACGAACGCCATCATGGCAAAATCACCGTCCCACGAATGTAAATATCCCTGATCTTCCATGTATTGCTCATAGAGAAGGACCCATTTCTTAGCGATCATGGCACCAGCGTTTTGAAGTAATGTGTTAAGCGCGGCGTGCTGCGCCCTGATATAGAGGCGGCGACCGTCAATACCATTGATGAAACCACGACGAGCCTCATTCTTAAGTTGCTTCATCAGCTTCTTAAGCGCTGGCATGTTGCGCAAGAAGCGTTCCAGCAACTCTTTTCCAATTCTGGTTTGTTCTGCCTCGCTCCCGAAAGGCAAAACAATACTACCTATCTTTGCAGGACCGGCACCATACAACGTAGCGTAGATAAACGTCTTTGCCTGAGCACGTGTTTCCAGTCCAGCCGCGTTCATATTGACTGTGTGAATGTCGCCGTTTAATAGAATGTCGCCATATTCACCGTCATCAAATTCAGCCATGTAGTGAGCCAAGCAACGCAGCTCAATACCTTTAAGGTCCGATCCCATCATTCTGAACGGCGGCTTTACATGGAACAATGAGCGGCACTCATAACCCCAACCACCGTCGCGGCCCATCTTAGCGGTATGATCGTCAATCATTGTGAGGGAAGGCACTTGTCCAAGATTAGGTTTGGCATGGGTACAACGGCCTGTCACAGCGCCACAAGGATTGACATAGTGATGAATTCTATCACTATCTGTGACTAGTTTGAGCCAGCCATTATCACCATCCGCCAATTGACCCAAAGTCTTATTAACGCTAAAGTAATCAGCTAGTGTTGTGGCGATTGGGAATTGTTCCGCCGCGTTCTTCAGGATAATATCATCGATCTTGATGTTACCCTTTTCGGTGAAATCTTGTGGTTCCCAACCTTGTTCCATGAGGCGACTAGCGACTTGCTGGCGCGATCCGGGGTTAAATTCTTTGTAATACACAGGCGTAAATGGGCAACCCGCAGTTCTATCACCACGAGCCGGGTCTTTATACTTCAATGTCTTTCGTGGAATAGTGATATTGACTGTGGGCTTATCTTGAGGATAGTTGGCCAACATTTCGTAAACCATGTCTTCAAGATCAATATTGTCTATCTTATCCCAATCTACGGCGTTGTATTCTTCGCGCAATTTGCCATATGTCGTTTGAGACACAGCTTCCATGCGAGATGGAAAGTTTGTTCCACATTCCGCCACAATCTTCTCTTTGCCGGTGCGCAACTCATCTTCAAGAACTAGTGCAGCTTCACGATTAAAAGGAAACCCATTAGCTTCCTGCCTTACACAATAATCAGCAAATTCATGCTCAAAAATGACAGGAAATTCTGGATACTCTTGAGCCAGTAGCATTTCCCACAGTTCAACCGTGACTTCAACGTCGTTGGCACAGTATTCGTCAAGCTCTTCGGTATACGTGCCCCAGACATAATCTAGGATTTCATCCTCATCGGTGAGGCCGAGTACTTTAGCTTCAGCTTCCTTCTTAGCCGCATAATCGCCTTTATACTTACCAATTCTGTAGCCCCAACTATCGAGACTATGCTTACCAATGAATTTAGCTGGAATAACGCCGCGTTCATGAAGTCTGAAATCTAGTTCTTTTTGGTGCGAGAACATGACACGTGTCATAACAAGACTGTCACGAATCTTACCGTTGAGTTGGAACTTAGGATAAAGTTTAAACAGTGCTGGGATATCGAAGCCTAGCCCGTTATGAGCCACAACCATGTCAGCGTTTTCGAGTAGTTCAAGACCTTCTTCAATGTTGTGTTGAAGAAATTTAAACTTCAAACCTGTTTCAAATTCAGTGATATGCATCACGTGAACCTTAGTGATTCTGTCCAAGAGCCCGTCAGACTCGATATCGAAAATAGCTGTTCTTAATTTAGTCTTTTTCATCGGGATATTTGCTTTTTTAATTAATGAATCACAGTGACAGCGCTTAGGCTTGCAGAAGCAAATTAAATCTTTACCACGAAGCGCTACAACATCTAAATCGGGAAGAATATTGGCGTCGAACAAGTCACAAACCTTGTCTCTGTCGCCGTCACGGCCAATGATATATGGATTTCCGTAACGCGAACCACGTCCACAATATACGGCCCCGGCAGGGGCGGTGCTATGATATTTGTTGTGGACCTTCGGCATTTTTTAATTTCAAGATAAACGGATCATTTTGAGATAAGGCGTGCTGGGATAAAATCTTATTTATAATTTTCTTGCTGAATTCTTCAAAAATGGATTCTCGGATCGCGTACTTATCAATACCTACAGTGTTTATTCCCATTTCTTCTAGTTCGCCGTTGTCGAACGAAATAAACATTCCCCAAAACATATCGATCATGCGGTAGTGCGGCACCGCCTCAGAATTAAGAATATAATAAAGTTCAACAAGATTAATGTTAGAGGTTTGATTTGTAGCTGTCACTCTCAAGTCCCACATTGATATGAATAGCGAAGTTTGTTTCTTCTGGTGATCCAGCGGCAAACACAATCTTCTTACGCCAGAAGTTAGTATCCTCTTTGATCCAACCGCTATTCATGATGGGCTGACTCTTAGTAGATTCAACGAATTGATCCGCGAGCCACATAGTGTTATCAGCGTCATAATTGACATTCCTGTCCCAGAACGCGATCTGAGACCCTTCTTTTTTGATGAGATATCTAATTGAATACATCTTATTTCTTCTTCAATTTTCTAATTCGTTTCGCATCAGCAACGGCGATGGGATGAACAATATAATTACTATTCGTGTCATAAAGGTTATTTACATGAAATTCTTCAATGGCCCGAGCCGCAGCCTCAACAGCGGCGTTCCAAATTTCTATTTCTTCTTTTGTCATTTAGTTATGTTCCACTGAGTTATTCTATAATTTTTATAGGTCAGTTTATCACTGGCACTCACGTGCCATTCCCAATGCCAATACGCCTCGTCATAGGTTTTGTATAGGTTGTGAAGTTCAAAGTGACTTTCGCCTTCAACGTCTTCATATTCTAATTCAAGAGCGAATATCGTCATCGTTCCTCAATATTCAAAAAGCCTGTGGTGTGATCCAAGGCGAGTGGAATCATCCATTTAAGATTTGGAGTTATGACTGAATTAAACACATCGATTGTTTCTGGATCGTCATAAGACATCCAACGAACAATTTCTCCGTCGCCCTCAGTGTTTTTAATTTCTGAAAAATCTTGATCATCCGGCAAATGAGTTACAAGTGAGTGTAGATAGTAGTTGGTTACATCGTCTGACACGCCTCGTTGTGTCGAGAAATGGTGCCAGTGGGAGGATGGTACAATCATACCAGTCTCTTCAAAGAATTCGCGGCTCATTGCATCTTCGATAGAGAGATCAGTGAACTCTACCTTGCCGCCAATGCCGTTCCACGTGCCAATGACATACGAAGGGCCTTTGGTCTTAAAGATCAGGGCGACATTACCACGATGGAACGCAAATCCTAACACATATCTTTTGGTTTGTAAAGTCATTTATTTTCCTAAGT